GCGTTCAAGGCTTGGACATAAATAGTTTTGATACCGCCGACAGCGTCACGGCATCCGAGGGCGTAGCCCGTAGTTAGGGAACAAGACATAGTGTATTTTTAGAGGGTTATGTTAGACTAAAAAAGCGGGGGGAAGTTTCCCTCCCCCCTTACACTTAGGCCAGGCGGAAGTCAACCATCAAGTCGGGATAGGCGAACTGCACACCTGCTTTGAAGGCGGCTTGGAATCGGACTTCATCGTTGTCCTTGGAGTACCACAACTCAAAGTTTTCCTCGTCGGAGAGCAAGTCGGTTCCGTAGAACAGGTTGCCGAGGTAAGTTGCAACGATGCGGTTGGTAGAGGTCAAACCTGGGACGGCAACGATGCGGACATTGGTACCAGGGTAGATGATGTCACCATCGGCCAACCCTTGCAAGTCCACTTGGTTGTACATGACACCTGTCTGCGACTTCAACGCTCCAATCAAGGTGCGGAAGTTGTTCCATCCGCAGAAGATGACGAGATCGGTTTTGGTGAGGATAGCCTGCGGGATGTCGTTGTAAACCTTGTCAAAGATGCTGATGACATTGGAAGTCGTGATACCAACGGAAGCCGATACTGGGTTCCAAGTTGTGGAGGAAGCGTTAGCAAGAACGGTAGAACCCGATGCAGCGTTCAGCAATTGGTTTACACCGCTGAAGTAGGAGTTACCCTGCCAAATGGCGGTTTCCAAGGCTTCGGCGATACGCAGAGCCTTCTGCTCGGAGAAAGCCTGCTCAAATGGTACGCCGTCGTATTGGCTACCAGCAGTCAACTGGGACTGCATCCAGTACTGCTCAAGTGAGCGAGGGCAAAGAGCCTCTTGGATTTTCATCACGCCGACGGTGATGTTACGCTGACTGAAAGTCGTGTTGCCTGTTGCAGACCAACCGCAGACGGTTCCTGACCCGATGTTTGCATCGGTGTCCATGAGGTTAAGGGCAGCAGCCGACTTGATACCAACTTGCTTGGTAAAGAGGGCAGCAGAGCGAGCGGCGAAGACCGCTTTGGTGATGAGGGGCAGCCTTTGTTGGTCGGTGTAGGCTGAAAGGTTTCCGAAAGAAAATGCCATGATTTTGTTTTTAGGGGGTTAAAGTTATTTGGAGTTTTTAAGAGTTTGGATTGATTGTGCGATGGCCGCAAAGTTTTGAGCGGCTGATGCCTTCCGTTGCTCCACGATTGCGGATGCGGTTGGCTTAGGGGCTTCCGAGGGGAGTTCGGCGACCTTTTCTACGATGTCGGTCATGGTTTCCATTTGGCTGGCAAATGCGGCCATCTTATCCTTCATCTTGCCCATCTCGGTATAGGCGGCTTTGAGTTCCTCCATGATGCTGACGAGGTGCTTCTTGACGATTTCTTCCACCATGGCGGGATCCACCATTGGATAACCTTCGGCGATTTCACTCACCACTTCACCCGCAACTTCGGGGGTTATCTCTGCGGCAACGGCGACTTCTTCGGCAGGTGCTGGGGCTTCGGCCACGACGACTTCGGTGATTTTGCCACCTTCGGTTTTGATGACACCAACGCCTTCCACTTGATGCTCGCCGTCAGGAGCGGGCAGGGTTTCGTCTTCGGTGATGACATAAACGGCGGTACCTGCAACGAGGTCGCCGTCCACACGGACAACGGTTCCATCTACCAACTTGTAGTCGGCAAAGGCTTGCTTTTGGGTTGTGAACTTCCGCAACTCGGTGCGGAGGGTATCAATGGCTGATTTCAGGTTCATATTATTGGGATTTGTAGGTTGGGTTGATATGTTGCAAAAAGTTGGTCAAATCGTCTGCGAGGCCCGCAAGTGCGACCTCCAATTCGGTTCCCGTGTTCTTTATGCCGAACAATCCCTCAACGGAGAAACCCTTGAAGGCGTGGCGATTCTCCCAAACTTCATCGTTCTCTACTTTGAAGGACCCGAACCAAGAACCGTCGGGGGTGTCCTCGTAGCCCTTGGGGGCAAGTACGCCCCGCTCGGTGTCGGTGATGTAGGATTCAAACATGAACACGCCATCCAGTTCGGCATTGTGGTAAGCGTTCACATTGTGCTGGTTCCCCTGCTTGAAGTACTTCTGCACGATCTTCCTGATCGTGGCTTTGTCAAACACGACATAGTACTCACCGTAGGTGTCGTCCTTCCGGTAGATGGGAGTATCGGCCAGCATGAGCGGCCCGGTCAGGACCCTGCGTTCCCCCGTTTCGGCAAAGCGTTGCGGGGTCTTGGCGAAGGCTTGGAAGGGTTTTTCAATAGCGGGCATATCAACGAGGGCGACAAATTGCACACCTTCGTCCACTTCGTCCACGGTCATTCGGTACACGGGAAGTTCCATGTGGGGATATGTAGCGGTTAGCCCAATGTTGCAAATTCGGACAAGCGGCGCACCCTGCTGGTCGTCTGCTGGATGTCACGCTCCACGACATAGGCCCGCATGGGTTGGGAGCCTTGGCCTTGGCCGTTCCCGAAGGAGGATAGGTCGGTCGTGTTGGGGTTGCTGAAAATTGGAGGTGCAGCACCGCCACCCGCTCCCGATGGCATCGGTCCACCAGGTGAAGGCGCACCTCCTGATTCCCCGCTGCCCATAATGGTCTTGCCTGCTTGAATCCCCGCTGCCGTTATGGATGCAATCCGCAAGCCTGCACGAATCTTGGCCATCGTGTTTAGAGCCTTGGTTTGTGCGATACCTACTGCACCACCAGTCAAAGCGTTCGCAGGGTTAGCAAAAGCCATTGCCGCATTTGCAGACATTTCTTTTTGAAGGTTTATGATGACATTGGCGATAGCCGAACCTTTCTCAATCGCCAAGGCTGCAATGGCCAAGCCTTTGTTCTCGTTGCCGAATGCTGCAAGGGTTTGGCTGATAGCAGTAAGCGAATCAAAGGTGACCTGCTGCTTGAAGTCAGCAACGGCCTGCTCAATGCGCTTGATTTCTTCGGCTTTAGCATCTTCAATTTGAATAGTCCTTGCCGCCGCTGATGCACGGGCTTGACCCTCCCTTCGCATTCCATCAATAACGGCTTGCTCTTGGGCTGCTTGGTCATCCAGCCTCATCTCGTAGAGGGTGAGGTTCAAATCCTCAACAAACTTGATGATGGCGTTGTTTTCCTCTTTGAGTTTTTCAAGCCTTGTCTTTGTGGCTTCTTCTGCCGCTGCTTTGCGCTTGGCATCATTAGCAATGAGGTCGTTTGTGTGCTTTTCGTAGGCATCCCGATAATTCTCCAATGTAGCCTCCTGCCTCATCAAGGCTTGGGCTTCTTCCATTGCTCGTTGCTTTGGGTCGGGTAGGTTGAGGTAGCGACGCACGGCTGCGGTCAGTTCGTCCCACTTGGCTATTAATAAACCAAGCCCTGCAACCACGATTCCAACACCTGATGCGAGCAGAGCAACCCGAAACGCCCTCAATGCTCCCGTGCTGGTTCCAACGGCTATGGCGTAAACCCGTTGAGCCGCTGCCGCTGCTTCGGTTGTGATAACGGATTTTTGGGTCAGTAGGATGTTGATTTGCTGCACCCCATTGACCAAGGCCATCGCCCCTTGGACTTGGACCATTGCCTTCTGCAAGTCCTCGTTTTCGTCACCGAACAAAGCCGCTGCGCCTTGGGCAATCGCAAACCCTGCCGCTACTGCTTGCGATGCTTCCACGATTAAGGTGAACGCTTTGCTTCCGCCCTTTGCGAATGAATCAACGGACTGCTCAACGCCCTCAATGGTTCTCTTGTAGTTACCCGCCTCAACTTGCAGGCGTTGGAATTCCTCGGTGTTCTGCTTGCCCGCCGCAGCGAGTTCAACCATTCGCTTTTTGGCGGCGTTGAGTTTGTCTTCAAGCGATTCAAGTGCTGGCCCTGTCGCATCGGTGGCGACTACTTTGAGGGCAATTTCTTTGGTTACATCTGCCATGGTTATCCTTCAGAAGGGAGTTCGGGGTTTACGGGTGCTTCATACCCTGGGTCCACAGGGTCGGGGTCAATGGGACCGTTGAACAAAAATTCGGGGTTGCTTGCAATCGGTGTGGTCGTGGTTGCGGCAAAGTCAGCAAGGTTGAGGATGCGTCGCAGGGTTACACGGCACGGCTTCATCTGCCCTACGAGGTAGTCCCGAATCTCCAGCAACCTCCACCGAATGCCGCCGTAGTACACGGGCTTGCGGAAGTCCAGTTGGTAGATGTCCACCGAGGATAGCATCATCGTGAGTTCCAACTGCAATGCTTCTTGGGACACCGTTTCGTTGATGTAGTTCAGCCAATAGGTGTTATAGAGGTTGTTGTTGGTGTAGGCGTATGGCGACCCGCTTGCGTTCACGGCGTTGTAGTACACCAAGCGAGGCTGACCAAAGGCCAAGTCCACATTCGGGGCGTATGGGTTGTCAATGTGGGATATGAAAGGCATCCGTAAGATTCCCACGGATAGGGCCGTGTTCCCGCTGACCCCATATTGATAGGCCCACTCGGTCTGCCCCTCAATCAAGTTGTACTGCGCCAATCGGTAGCCCGTTTGCAAGGCTTTGACCGTTCCACTCGCAAGCGTTCCGTCAATGTCCCAAGTTCTTCCAACTATTTTGTCCGTGCTGAAAGATGCGGGTATCAAGGTCCCGCATAGGGTTTCTACCACCTTGTCCCCCTTGCCGTAAAAGTTGGAGGTGTTGAAGATTCGGCCTCCATATCCCTCACGGGCCAAAGGGTAGGACTGCTTGTAGGTTTTGCTTAAATAGTCACCCATGTCCTTGTACTTGAACATGACATTGGTGTAGGCGTTGGGGTCGCCGTTAGTGATATTCTGCTCTGCGTTCTCATCCGCTTTTTGCGTCCAGTCCAAGGAACCCGATGAGTAGAAGTCCTTCCAAGGTTCAATGTATAGGAGTTTCGGGTCTTGCGGGTCGGGCATGAATTGCAGGTTGAACATCTTCTGCAAATCTTGCAATAGGTCGCTCTGCTTGACATCGGCAGGCAGGGCGGTCCGCATATCCAGCACGCCAATCCCGACGGGGTTTTCAAGGCAGGTCCATTGAACCGTTGCCCCCGAAAGGACATTGAATAACTGCGGTTGAGTTAAGGTGGTATTGGTAACGACAAAACCGATGTTGGCCGTCGTGTTTGCAGGGATGGTTATATTCTCAAACCGGACTGTGAATTTATTTGTCAGCCTTGCGCCAATACCCGTAATTACTGCAATGTCCGTGGAATTGGTGATATTTCGGATGGACATATTGCACAGAATATTCTCAATAATTGAAACCGTACCGCTGACCGTCAAGGTCACATCCACATTCCAACGGGTTGGAAGAATTGGAGCAACAAAGATGCTGGACGATGCGACCCAATAACCTGGGTTGTCATAAAACGGCGCAGGCGTGTCTTTTGGAAATGCGAGCGTTTGGTTTGCGTTAAGCGCAAAGTTTGCGGTGTTGCCTGTGCTTGCTGCAAGAATATTATTGCCCGACAAGTTGATAGGCATCGTCCCCGCTGCGTAGGGGATGACCAGTTTATTGAATAGCGACGAATTGAAGAATGTGCTGGAATAACGGAATCCCGCCTCGGCGAAAATCAAGTCCACCATTTTTTTCACATAGATGCTTGGACCGAGCCTCCACCATGGTGCTTGGAACCAACCGCCGCCTTGGTTGAGGATGTCCGTAAACCCCGCCGCATCCACAACCCCGTAAACATACCCGCTACTCAACGCACCCGATGCCGTCCAAGTGCCGCTGACATGACCGCTGGTGGGCGTGTGGTTCATTCCTGTAACGCCTGCGGTGTTCACAAGCATATTGCCCTCAATGGCTTTGAATAGGGACACATTGTCGGTGAATAACCCCACCTCGTAGGTGACGGTTCCCTTGGTTTTGCTCATGGAGAGCAACTGCAATACTCCGCTGAACACTTGCACCCCATCCTCCCACATTGCGGCTCTTATCCGCTTGTTCGGTTGGAATCCACCCACAAAGGATTGGATGTTATAGGCATACGCAAAGCAGGCCCGATTCGTCGGGGTGTTCGGCAGGGTTATCGTTTTGCTGAAACTACCCCGTTGCTTGGTCACATCCTCAATGTCGCCAATGGAATAGGTGACCGCAATGTCCGTCCCGCCCATCGTGTCAAGCACATAGGGGACCTCGGTGTTGCTATCGTTGAGCGGGTAAGCGATTAGGGTGACGCTCATAGGATGGAGTTGTCATAGGCAACCGCAACCTCAATCTGCAACTGCGTGAGGCGGTCATTCCGTCTGGTTACGAATTGATACTGGTTGGCATTGACCACCGCTTCCACAAGTTGTCCGTCAAGTTCCAACCACACCTGCCCGCTTCGGACCATTTCAATCAACCACTCGCTTTCAGCATCGGTCAGCCAATCGCTATTCAAAGCGTACACATAGTCAAACGAACCCGCCCACATCTTGTTGTAAGTCGTGGTTGCGTACACATCCGAGTTGTAGCCGTACACCTCCCGATCTACATTTGCCCGCTTCCGATTCTTCATTGTGAAGGTGTAGGAATCAATCCCGCCGTACTTGTTGATGAAGTGGACGGGGATGGAGTCAAACCGCTGGCAGGGGCCGATGCGATACCAAACCGCATCATAACCAGCGTCCGCTATATCAACAAAAGAGATGTAATAACCTGCGCCTTCTGCGGTTGGGAAATTTACCGAGCCCGCCTGACCGTCCGAGCATTGTGCTGATGTGAGTGCCTTCAAGTTCATTGGCCCTGCACCAAAGCGATGTATTGAACCGCTCACCGATGAAGGTCTTGGCACGGAAAAGGTTCTTGCGATATTACCAACGGAATCCGTATAAACCACTTGCGCCGAAACAACAGCGCCACTATAACCCGCACCAACGCAAAGCCAACCATAGGAATCAGAATACACTTGTTTGATGGCGTTCCTTGGTGATGTAAGGGTTTCCGTGGTCGTTGTCAATGCTTTCTCACCTCCCTGCAAAGCGCTGCTCGGAAAGTAAGTTTCACCACTCCAATCGGCCAACTCCAACTGCTCCAGGTTTCCTGCAAATGCAAGGACCCCGCTGACATTGGTTGTGGTTCCTGTCTGCACTACAGGCGTGCTTCCGTACTCTTCCATGAAAGTCAGCCGATACCCCGAATAGAACCCCGCATGGTCAGCAAAACCGACCTGGGCAAGCGTTGGTACGGTTGGAGCCATCAAGGTTTCCACCACTCGGCTCACATCAAAGAACCCGTAATTGGTGGTAGGTAGTTTGTCGCACTTCAGCCGTGCCAGCGTGGTCGTGCCAGCGGAATCCTTGACATCGCAGACATAGCGGTAATTGGTCGCACTTGTCAGCGAGCCGCTGACCTTGTAAAGCATTTTGTTGTAGACGGGGGTTGCCGTTTGAGGCGAACCCGAAAGGACGGATATGGACATGGGTTATCGGGAAGTTGAAAGGCTGACCTGCTTGCCCAAGACCTCCGAAATAGTATTGACGAGCAAATCTATTTGTTCGGGAGTGAGGGCATTGGTGAGGAACTTGGTGGCGTATAGGCCACGCCTGCGGACAAAGTAGGTGATAGACCTTGCGTCTGCGAGTTTCTGCTCCTCCACCGTCCGCATGGCCTTCTTCTCACGGGAATAGGTTGGCGTGACCAAAATCCCTTTGTCGGTAATCCAGTCCGCAATGGCTTGGGTCATCGGTCCAACTTGGTCGCTCTTGCCTCCACCCTTCTTCTTGAATGAGAATGGCGAGTTTGGCGCACGGGTTGAACTGATAGTCCCCCGCACTCCTTGGTCCACGAATTTCCAATAAGGGTTGGCAAGCAAGTTGACCGCAATTTTTTCGGCGGTCAAGGGGATAGGGTCAAAATCAAGGCTTGCGGATAGCGTCCCCTTGGCGTTCACATCCTTGCCGTCCTCCCGACCCGTGAGCAGGTTTTTTTGTGCAAGTTTTATAATATTCTTCAACCAATCAATCAGCACCTGTTGCCGTGGGTCAACGCCTCCACCTTTCGGTCCTACGGTTATACCAATGGCTTGAAGGTCGGCGATGTTGACTTCCTTCAAACTGCCGCTTCCGAACTTGGCAAGTACTTTGGTTTCCATATTGGTAAATGTAACCCGCCCAGCAAAGTGTCCTATCGCCTCCGCATCCGCTCGGCCTCTTGCCTTTCGGCTTCCAAGATGTCGTGGATCAGCAGGGCATAGTTCAGGAACTCCACCGCCTTCATCGCAAAGATGGCTTCAAACTTTAGGACATCCTTGTTTGCCATCCTCCACACGACCATCAGCCAACCGTACCCAGCAAGGGGGTTGGTTACTGGCCCTGCATTCCCTTCGTCAGGTGCTTGGAATAGTCGCTCAAAACTTTCAAGTAACTTTCTGAACTTAACAAAAAAAAACTGACCACCCCCCAAACATCGCCAATCTTGGCGTTTGCTTTGAGCAGTTCGGCCCGCTCTTGGTGGCTTGCCCCGTCGTATTTCTTCGGGAAGTAGCCGAGGAACCCGCCTTCCCTGCAAAGGGTCGCCATGATGCGGTGCAGGTTTTGGACCAACTTCTTCTCGTCCGTCGTGTCGGTGTCCATCAGGTCTATCAGTTGGCCAGCGGTCAACTCGTCCGTGAAGACCGTGGGAATCCACCACTTGCCGCCTGCTTTGAACCGCCTCCTGTAAGCGAGGGTAGGTAGTTCGTTCCACTCCGCAATGATGGTCTTGTAACGCTTTGTCAGCCCCTTGGCGGGCATCTCTCGGACGAGCGATACATCCACCCCCTCAACTATCGCCACGACCCCTGCACGCTTGTCGTAATCGGTCAGCACGGGGCTGAACTCTAGCGCGGCGATGCGTTGAAATTGGTCAATGGTGAGGTCTTGGAGTTTCATAGGTTGGCGGTTTTAATCCAAATAGAATCGCTTTGCAGTCCAGGCATCACGAAGTCAAAGTCCACCTGCTCATACCCTTTCGCAATCATAAACGCTGCGACCTGGTTGTAGAGTGCCTGACCGACCCACACTTCTTCGTGTTCGCATTCAAGGTGGAAGGTCTGCACCCGATGGATGGAATTACCCATGCTTTGCAGGACTTCAAGGGTTGCCCCTTCCACATCCACTTTGCAAGCCCCAATCGGGCCTTCAATCATGGCAAGCAGTTCCCGACCCGTGATAGCCTCCACCTCAATCCTGTTGGCGTTGTCGTAGAGGTTGTCGTAGGAACGATCAAGGAGCGATGAAGTTCCTACCTCGTTAGGACTGCCCTGCATTTGGATGAACTCCAACTTGCCCGAATGCTTATAGATGGCTTTGCGGACCAGGTTGAAGTTGGGGTAGGCTTGAGCGATGTAATCCGCTTGGCTTGGGTTTGGCTCGCAGACCCACACGGAACTTGCCCCGAAATGGTCTGCAATCGCCTTCGCATCGTGTCCATCCCGTGAGCCTATTTCCAGCACGGTTGTTGGAACTATTCCTGCGGTTCGGATGGCGTTGCAGTATCGTTGCATGGTCAAAAGATTTTAAGCCCGTCCGCAATCTTCTTGGCGGTGCTGGCGTGGTTGGCTTTGTCAAGGTACTGCCTAAACTCCCAGTCCGCATTCAAGTCATCGGCCGTCAGGTAGTAGGGAAGATGCCTGCACTCGTAAGGTGCGACCATCCTTGCCCCTCCGATGACCACCCGCTGATAGCGTTGGTGATGATAGAAGGCAAAGGTCGTGTCAACGGGTGCGAGTTGCAGGTCGTGGAAGTACGGTTGGTTCTTGTAGCGTAGTTCGGCTTGCTGGAAGAATAAAGCATCGGCAGGAACATCGTCCGTCCGAATGCCAAGGCCGATTTTGTCCTTGACCGAGAACTTGACCCCGTTAAACGGGTCGCCTTCCTCCTGTTCGTACATATAAGATTTTTCGGGCAAATCATACCAAAGTTCCCGCATACGCAGCAGCGTGTCATCGGGCAGGGCTGAAAGGTCAAGGTCGGGGTCCGTGACGATGTAGTCGGGGTAGCCCATGTCAAACAACTGCTGCGGGATTTGGGCCTGCCATGCTACAAGATGACCGAAGTTGCCACCCGTGCGGATTACTGCAACCTCGTTGGCTTCCAGTTTCAACTGCTCGTACCATTCCAGCGTGGGGCCGTAGGTGGAATCGTTGTCCACGATTAGGATGGGTCCAACCCCAGGCATCCGCATCAGTTTCTTGACCATCGCCTTCGGCCAAGTGTAGAGGTTGAAGTTGGTGATGATGACGGGGATTTTGGCCATGGCTAAAATGTGATGACGAACTTATCAGGTGCTGGCCATCCCTTGCAGGAGTTATAGACGGTCATGCCTTCCCGCTTCCCTATCCAATGCTCTGCCTGCCAGCGGTGTTCCCTTACGGGTTCGCCAAGTTCCCGAATGTGGGACGACTTGGCCCACCAAAAAGTCCCCGCAAAGTAGGGATATCCGTCGGGGTTGTTGTGGTCAGCGATTTGGGGGAACTCTTCCTTGGTCAGCCAGTAGGCTCCGACGGCATCCACATTGGCGAGTTCTGCGATGGCCCGCTCCCATGCGACCACATTGAAGAACACCATGGACCTGCACCAAAGTTGGTTTATCAGGCTGGGGTCGGAACTACCCTTGGTATGAGCGTACAGGTAGGCCGCATCCTCGGTCTGCGATGCTCGGTACATCTCGGTCAGCGTGGCTTGCTCCCAAGCGTTGGTTCGGGTGACCACGACCTTAATCTTCGAGGCCACAAGCGAGTTGTCCAATATCTCCTTGACCAACTTCCGCTGCTCTGGTGGGCCGACGATGCCGACACGAATTTCGTCCAACTGTTCTATCAGCCCGTAATTGCAGAGGGCCATCATGTGCTGGTGCATGATGAGTTGCCATTGCCCGCCTCCGCCGCAATAGATGTGGTAGTAGTGTACGAGTTTCATAATATGGAAACAATTGCAAAAATCAAGACCAATAAGAGGAAGAATCTGCCAAAAATCAAAAGCAAATCAATGATGGATTCAAGGTTCATGCCCCAAAGTTACACCACAAGATACTTCCCCGAATTGCTGACGGCCAATTTGTTGAGGGCCACATATCGCAGGGCATCGCAGGCGTGGTTGTACGAATCTATCGGGACCCCCGTGTCCTTGCCGTCCTTGTCGGTCGCCCAGGTATAGGATCGGAGTTCTTTTATCAAGTTGACCGAATCCTTGGTCACATGAAGGTTGAATCGCTTCACGATGTCAATACCCTGCCTTACCGAATCGGGTCCCTTGGATGCGGGCTTGATATTGAATCCGAGGCGGTAGATTTCCTCAATGGACTTTGGCTCTGCCGAATCGGCCACAATTTCCCAAGCCCTTGTGATGCCGAACTCTTTTAACCGCACCGCGATGTCGGAGTTGGTCAGCCCCCTGTGATATAGCAGTTCGTGGATGAACAAGTCATCCCCCCTTCGGTACACGGCGACCAAGGCCGTGGGGTCGTTGCTAAAGCCCCAGTCAAGCCCGTAGGCGACGAACTTCATCGTGGATGGGTCTATACCCTCAACAACCGTGTAATCGCCGTAGATAGCCCCTTGGAGCGTCCCGACTTGGCCCAACCCGTACACCTTCCACCAGTTTGCCCAATAGGCGGATGTTTCCGCTTTGTCTCGGTTTCGTTCTATATCGTATCGTATCGTATCAGGGAGTGCCTCGTTATCCTGGTAAGTCAAGATGAGGAACTCTGCATCCGTTTCGGGCAAGACCTCGGTGTGCGCCCAAAATTCGTGGGTGGGGTTGAAGTCAATGTAGATTTCCTGCGATGTACGAATCGCAAGTTGGTAGTACGAGTCAAAGTCAATGTTGTTGGCCTCGTTGATGTAGAGGACCTGCCTCCTTGCCCCTCGGAGGCGGGCTTCCGAATCAGCGGAAAAGAACTCAATCGTGGACCCGTTGGCGAAGTTGTACTGGAGCAGGGTCTTGTTCCAACGGTCGGGAACCCACCTGTGGGTCCATTGCATAATCTTGGCGAAGTCCTTGATGGCCCCCCGCCGCAGGTGAGGGACGGATTCGCTGACGACCGAAATCTCGGACTTGGGGAACCGAGCGGCGTGGTCAATCAGCACCGCAAGGATGCCGAAGGTTTTGCTCGCACTTGTCCCGCCTTGGATGACTTTCTTCCGAGCGGTCATCGCCCGAATCTTGCGGATGGCGGTGGTGTACTTAAAGTCCATCCCCGAAGAGCGGCTGCTCAATCGTGATACTCGTTTCCTGCTTTTCTACCAATCCATTCAAGCGCTGCGTGATTGAGGGGTTGTAGATGCCCGCCATACCTCCCTTGATTTGGTCGGCTCGGATGGCTTCCTTTATGCGTGAGCAGATTGCGGAAAAATCATCGTATGCTCCTCCCCTGTTGTTAAAATAGTCCCTTCCACCGTCTGCAATGCCCTTATCCCAAAGGTGTAGTTTGAAACCCTCCATCGTCAATGGGGCTTCTTTTTCCCGATAGACCTGCACGGCTTTTGGCCCAATCCAATCCTTTACGAGGATGGGTTGCTCCTTGGTTTTGTCGCAGTATTCCACGAACTCATCCCACAGTTCTTCGGGGGTCTTAAATAACCTGGGCCTTCCTCGTTCCATCAATACTCAATTTTGTCTATAAGCGAATCAATCTTGTCCACGATTTTCATCTTCACGGCAAAGGCGTTCGGCGAGTTGGATTCCTCCACCGCACCAATGCAGTCGCAGAGGGTGGTTATCACCATCATCAGCGATTCAGTCCTAGCCTGCCGCTGCGCTTCGGTGTCAACCTTCGTTGAGTTCGCCAAGTTCTCGTAGTTTATTCCTGCTCCATCCGAGGGCCGCTTTGCCACCCCAAAGGAGGTAACTGATGTAACCGCAGTCACTGGTAGAGTCAGCGTTGTCGTAGTAGGTTTCAGCACGAGATAGGTAGGAGTGCATCCGCTTAACCGTTTCAAGGGAAATCCCTTCCCCGTTGGCGAGTTGCTGCGCCCTGACCTTACCAGTTTGGGTTGCGCACTTGTTGCCGTTCCGCTCGTTGAGTTCAATGCCCCGCTTGGCGTTGTTGCGTACCCCTTCGCCATAGTCGGCATA